TATCCATACACTATGAATAGCTTTACTAGAACAATCTAATCCCATATAAACATTCTTATTTAGCATTGTCACTTCCAAATGTTCTCAAAGTCACAATCCTAGAAACAGCATCATAAGTTGCTTTATAGGCATTTAACAAGCCAGATACTCTAGTACATATAGCTTCTTGTTCTATAATCTCTCTTTTTAGTTCTCTTAACTGTTCGTACTTTGACATAGCTGCTCCTCGTACTTCTTCACGAGTTAACTTTTTCTTTCCATCTTCTTCTCGTTCTTCAGCTAATTTATATATAGCTGTTGCATATCCTTCGTCAAAAGCTGCTTCTAATGCAGTCTTTTTAGAAGAACAATCCGATAATTGAATCTCTAGATAAGCTTTATATCCTCCATAAGCTGTTAAATATTCTTCTATTTTACGATTATCTTCATTCATAAGATTAGAATAATTTAAAGCATATTCTTTTGTAGTCTCTTTTCCTATAGAAGGAATCATTAAATCATCCACATACTTCTGTGCTCTACCTAATGCTTTTATAGGAGTCCATTTAGTTTCTCTATTATCCATTACTTAACCTCCTTACAGGCACAAAAATAATCTCCAGTACAAATATTAGGTGCATCTAGAGGCAACATGTTTTGAATCTTAATACACCTTTCTATTATATTATCCCATACTTTAGTGTCTTTGTCTACCTTAAAAGCCTTTAATTCTTGGTCATTTTTATTCTCATATAGTACAACTCCATTATCTATACCTGCTAGATTAAGATATATCTGCAATTGTATAGCATGTTCTGGTTTAGGAGCTTCTATTAAAGCCTCAAACCCTTTGGTATTAATAGATTTTAATTCTAGAAGTATTCGACCATGCTTTATATGTGATAATAGAAAGTCATACCTACCTGAAATATTAGGATTAGCTAATTTAACCGATTGTTCAGCAGCTATAAATATCCCCATTCTTTCAAAGTATCTCTTCATTCTAACCTCTAACTGACTTCCATTATCAAAAATACGAGCTGTTTTAGCTGTAATAGTTTGAGTAGGCAAATTTCCTTGATATGCAAGATATAAATATCTATCACACTTATTACCTAACATTGATGGATAAAATACTCCACTAGTAGTCCAAGGTTTACTATAACATAATACTCCCTCTATATGTGTCAAAAGAGCTCGGTCTTGATTTTTTACTCTAGCCTTTCTTGGTTTCTTACTTTTGTTTAGTTGTTTGGTTGGTATACTGCTAATTTGTTTAATTCCTGCCATACTTGCTCCTTTATCTTTTCTTTTGTATATTCTTTAATATGTAGAATATACTCTATCCCTTTTTGATTTGATAGATAACAATCTCTTTTTCTGTCTCTTTTCTGTAGATGTCCATATTTTCCATCAGCTTCTATTATAGTTCCTATATCAGGAATATAAAAATCTACTGTATATGGGGAAATCTCATACTGTTGAGCATATCTCATACCAAATTCAGATAAACATTCAGCTATTATATTCTCTTGAGATGTATAATCTTTGGGTGTTATGTTCATACTACAGCTTTTTGTAGAGCTTCAAACTTATTAGGGTTATCTATAAACAAACTCTTAATCCCATTCAATCCCATAACCTTCTCTCCTTCATAAGTATACCATGCTCCAGCTTGAGTAATCACTTTCTTCTCTATAGCTTCTCTAATAAAACTTTCTACTATATCAATTCCTCCTTCTACTCTGAATGGTACTACGGCAGAATCCCAATTCTCTCCACCAACTTTGGTTTTGCGTACTCTAACCTCCATATCAAATCCTACTTTAGTTTTAGTCTTACCTCTCATCTCTTCTAACCAGCCCTGTCTTCGTACTTGTAATAAGAAATGGGCAAAGAATGCTTGAGCTAATCCTCCGGGCATATTATCTAATGCTACTGGCCCAATACTACTTCGTACTTGATTTATGGCTACAAATGCTGACCCCATTTTTAGATTGGGTAGAATTTTAGGCAGAGCTGAATTTACAAATCTAGCTTGCCATGCCATAGGATTATAAGAAAACTCTTCTTGTACTACTGCTGTGGGTACTAAACCTGCTATACTGTCTAATACTATAACATCTATACCTACCTGCATTAGTTCTTTAATAATATCCATAGCTTCTTCACCATTTACAGGTTGAGATACTAAAGTATTATCTACATCCACCCCACATTTAGACATCCATGCACTATCCCATGATAGTTCTGTATCTATCCAAGCAGCAGTACCCCCTTCTTTTTGGGTATTAACTACTATCTGTGAAGCTAGATATGATTTACCTACGTTAGTAGGGCCATATAGAATAGTCATTCGCTTCTTTGGTATACCTCCACCAGTTAAATCATCTAATGCTGGTATTCCAAAAGGGATACGACTATACATAAACGCATCATCTGACCCTCTTTGTATATTAAGTTTAGTACTTTTTAATAAGTCTTGTATGACTTCTTCAGCAGAGTTCTTCATTCCTCTATCCTCCTTAAAAGGGACTCAGCCCAAGCAAAATATATAGCACCAGTCTGAATAAGCTCTATAAATAACTTAGCATTCATACTCTCTTTTATAGTTTTAGCTACTTCTCCTTGTTGTTGAGTAGCTATAACATTCCATTCTGAATCATTGTGCTTCGATTGGTCTCCCCATATTTCATCTTGTCTAACTCGTTCAGATAATATAGCATCTAAAACTGTCGCTTGATGGCTTTCTCCCATATTATCCTCCTTCGTTTAGCATCTCATCAATTTGAGAGTCTACTTTACCTTTTATAGTTTTCCAAACCACATTTGATACTTCATCAGATGCCTCTAATTGAGGCTGAAGTGGTAGTTCAGTATCAATCTGGTCATAGGTTAAGTCAACTCTACCGTATTGATTCTGGTCTAGTGGCCCTACTCTGAATGTAAAACCTAAATGTACACTTACTTTTGACATATTTACCTCCTTATCCCCAACCAATGTCTGCTTGGGTTACTTCTTCTTCTTCTTCTTTACTTTCGACCTTTTGTTTTCCTTTCACCTTAGCCCACCATGCAGCTAATGCCATAGCTGACACAGTACTTGTTCCTAATATTGCTAACCATTTTTTCATGCTTTCCTCCTTATTCTTTTTCATATCTAGTAATAAATGCTGGAGTACCTTCTCCTACCCATGACCCTATTACATTATAACCAAAATAGTCTTCTGCTTCTTCATATAAATCTCTTTCTTCGTCATTATCATCATCAAATTGTTCCATAAGAATTGCTATACATTTCTCTCTATCATATACAGCAATAGGGTCTTGTCCAAATCTTTCTATTACTCCTACAAAAGCATCCTCAAACCCATCTGCAAACAAGGCCTCTTCATTGAATTCAGATACCCATTCACTAATTTCTTTATCCATCAGCTAAATCCTTTTCTATATCCCATATGGTATATACACAAGTTATCTCATCACCTAACTTTAAATCTTTTAAAGTATATAATTCTTTTACTTCTACTGTTTCTAAGTATTTTGTCTCTAACTTACAATTAGGTGTATCTGAATGGTTATAGAATCCTCCAAGAGGGGTTCTAATCCAACCATTCTCAAATTCTTTATTCTCTACATGAGTTATACCTAATGTAGTTCCAACAGGAATTTCTTCTACAACAAATAATCCTAATCCTTCTATCTCTGACCTTCCTACACTAAGCGTGTCTGGTAATGGTTTGTACATATCTTCATACCTCCTAATCTAATTCCAATCTATATAATCTACTATATCATCTTCTTTATCTTCTGTCAAGGGTTTTTCAAAATCTATCTTATTTGCCCATGAAGGATTACAGAATTCCATATCAACATATAAGGGAATATCTAAACTGTTTATTTCCATCAATTCTTTAATCTTATGAGGTACTGTTTTAAGGTCATCCTTATGTACTTCACATATAACTTCATCGTGTACCTGTAACAGCAATCTACTTTTAGTATTTCTTAAATAACTGGCTACTTCTATCATTCGTTCACTCAATATATCTGCTGAAGTACCCTGAACTAAGTAATTTACTCCTTTATACCCCAAATTTTTAGGTACTCTATATAATCTTCCATACCTATTCTTTATAAAACCTTTAATAGTTACAGCTTGAACCACTTGGTCAAAGAATTCTTTAGACCCTTTAAGCCCTGCAAAGTACTTTCTTTTGTATTCTAATGCCTGTTTAGGGGTGATTCCTAACTGAACAGCTAGTTTCTTACTACCTATTCCATAAATAGTGCCAAAAGTAATAGCTTTAGCCATCTGTCTGAACTCTTTAAACCCTTTGTCCTCTTCATTTACATTAAAAGCTAACTTCGCAGCCTCCCCATGAAAGTCTATATCCGACTGTTTTAATAATTCCTCAATTTCCTCATTCTGAAAATAGCTTAAAAACACACGAACTTCCATTTGAGAGTAGTCAAAAGCTACTAATGAGTACTCTGGTCGTGGTGTAAATAGTCTACGAACAGCTATTTGAGTTGAATCTGCTTCTTCGTATGATTCATCTCCCACAAAACCCCAAGTATCTATAACATCATCATCTAAAGTACTATTTACTGTACCTCCTTTAGATGATATCAAAGCATTAATCCTTCCTCTAACTATATGTCGTTCTTCTTCATTCAAAACTACATCACTTAATTTAAAATGGTTTCTAGGTATGTTTTGAAGATTAGGTTCTCTTGAAGATAGTCTACCTGTTAATGTACCCCAATTGCAAAAATTGGTATGCATTGTAGGTGATTCTGTATAAGGTTCTAGATAAGTAGATAATAACTTACCTAAAGCTCTGTACTGCCTAACAAACCCTGCAAAAGGATTATTAATCTGTACTAATGCCATTTCCCCCCACGATTGAGCACCTTTAGGTGTTTCTAGAGGTGAGAATATACCATTAGCATTCATAACTTCACATAACTGTTGAGTACTATTAATGTTAAATTCCCCTACTAAATCAAAAATCTTATTAGCTAGTTGTTCTTGTCGCTCTTGAATTTTGTCCTGAGAATTTCTTGCATAATCAGTATCTATTTGTACTCCAGCATTTTCCATTTCATATAAAACTTTAGTTAATTCACACTCTAAAGCAAATATCCTTTCTTGTTTTGTAGCTTTAATTTTATTTAACCTATCAATATATAGCTTAGTTGTCCATACTACATCTTTTTCACAATACTCTCCTAATATATCTGAAGGAGCTAATGAGAAATCTTTGTGCCACTTATTACTTCGTAGATATTTTTTAGTATCTATATCATATTGAGCAGCTTCTTGTCCATAACTACGAATAATAGTTTTAGATAATCCCATCTCTTTTTCTTCAGATGGTTCAGTTAAACGTACCATTACTATAACGTCAATTAAAGTTTTATTTAAAACCTCTAAACCTTCTGCTGCTAAGAAATGTAAATCAAATTTTAAGTTATACCCTATTAAGGTCTTCCTTAAATTAGCTAAAGCTATTATATTTTTTTGCATTTCTATAGGTAAGTTAATTCCTTGCTGATGTCTGAAGGGGAAATAATATGTTTCCCCTTCTAACGTCCCTACTCCTAGACCACAGATTTGATTCTTACCAAAAGGGTCTAACCCATTAGTCTCTACATCAACCACCCATGTATCTATTTTAGCCAGTTTTAACTCAACATCTTTATAATTTTGTTCAGTTACAAGCATGTTGTTTAGAATAACTCTTCTTTATCTAAGGATACTTTGCCATTAGTAGATGGAGTATTACCATACCTCTCTACAAAGTAACCTTTTATAGAAGGTAGTTCACTTTGTTTGGCTACAAACTCTTCAGGAACTTCAGAACTTCTAGCTGTTCCAGTTAATGTATAAGATGTATCATACATACCTACTCCAGCTCGTTTAATTCTTATAACTCCTTTGTTTAATGAACCCCAATCATTGTATATATCTACTAATTGGTTCCAAACATAGTCACTACGACCAAAGGATATAGCAATAACCCTAAAGTCATTAACTAATTCCTTAAAGAACTTACGCCCACCGGGGCCAGCAACCTCTTCCCATGTATCATTCTTCTTTTCACCATGTATAATTTCATGTACATAACCCCAAAAAGCAAATTTATGGGACGGTCTTATATTAGATGGTACATCTGAAGTATCTATATTCTCATCTTGTAGACGATTAGTCCATCTAGAGTCTGAATTCTTAAATGTATACATATAGATTTCATCTAAATTAGTGTCATTCTCCTCTCCAGTTGCTATAGGAGTAACAAAAACTTGGTCTCCATCTTTAAACCATACTTCTTTATTAGTTGCTCTATCTGCTGGAGCCCTACTATCTTCTCTTTTCTGCATTATCTTACTTATTCCACTCATATTATCTCCTTTTTACCAAAATGTTCTTGATTCTATTAGTTCGTTTAAAATTTTTTTATTTCTAATGTCTTGTACATCTTTGTACTCATTTGGTATTTGTATGTAGCTTACCACAAAACTTTTAGAAAGGCAAGCCATTGCTTTATCCCTTCCAATTTCTCCTGCTTCATCGTTATCTAAACACAATACTAACTCATCAGTAGGCAAGTTAATCAATGCTTCCTGTTGATTTCGTGAAAGAGTCACTCCTAAAATAGCAACTGAACTAAACCCATGTTGGTCTAGCCACATTGTATCAAGAGTCCCTTCTGTAATACAGATAAAAGGACTAGGTTTTATCTTATGTTCACCAAATAAAACCTGTGACTTCTTTAATCCCTTTGAATACATATATTTTGGATTCCTATCATAATGTCTAGTTACCCATCCTACTAATCTAGAAGTCCTATCTTTTATGGGAATTATAAGATTGTCGTAATCATCTACTCCACAATCCCATTCTTTTAAGACTTCCTTAGTAAATCCTCTATCAAATATCCACCAAGGTACATATCCCTTCGTAAATGGAAACTCTACTTCAGGTAAAGCATCGTTACTTAGGGGTGTGTATTCATCAAACATATCAATGTCAAACACTAAAGTTTTTTCCATTAGATACATCTCTATAGCTTCTTTACTTAATCCTAGTATTCTTTGTACTAATGTCTGTAAACTACCTTGTCCACACCCCACAAAACAAATCCACTTACCTTTGTCCACATTAATCGAACAAGATGCGTGTGTATCCTCGTGAAATGGACATTGAATATTAAATTGAGGTTTTTGTATTGGTACATCTATTCCAGTATCCAATAAAATATTTGCCCAATTGACAGACATTATCTATCTGCCTTATTTTTTCTTAGAAATAATACTACTTCATTCTCATATCCACGAGAATCCATAGCAATACCTTTTCTAATATCTCGTACAGTAATATTAACAGCTTCTTTGCCTGTACCTTTACTGGTTAAAGATTTTACAATCACATCATCTCCATCATCTGTAAACCAATCTAGTATATTTAACGCCATGATTACACCTCCTTTTCTAAAAAGTTTGTTCTTCTAAGGGAATTTCTTTTATATTCCCATTATCCACATCCCAATTTAACATAGAGGCATCAAAAGTTAATTGACCATCTCTATATTTCTGAAATTGTATAAGTCTTTTCGATTCTTCTCCTTCTACTTTAGCCATAGACATAGCTACATCCGATGCCCTCATTAAAGCATCCCCAAATGCAACTTGGTCAGGTCTAGGTGGAGAATATATATCTGCTCCTGCTTCTCTAGTAGCTTGTGTAGATACAAAAATAGGAGTGTTTGTAGAAAGACATAGATTCTTCATACCATAAAAGACTGCATGAGACTGTTCCCACATGGCTTTTTTGGTATTAAGACTAGTACTTACTAAATATACTCCATCAATTACAACAAATTCTGGAGAATGTTTCCTAATAAGACTAGCAATACTATCTACTGTTATACTAGCTGCCCCCTCAATATGGTCACAAACCAATAATTTATTATCTTCTAACGCTTGAAGAAATATTCTATACTCTTCTTCATCTATATCATCTCCATTTCGAATAGCTTTATGTGATAGATTATATCCCATCATATTAGATAATACTACATCTGCTCTCATACTAATAGCTTCTATAGGCATTTCTGTAGAAACTAATAATGTTCTAACTCCTTGTAATACTGCTGTAGCTGCTGCATGAATACACATCCAAGTTTTACCTACAGTAGGTCTAGCATATAAAGAAATTAATTCTCCCGGCATCCATCCCACTCCTGTATCATTCAATGAATAAAAAGATGTGGGTATACCCATCAATCCTCCATTACGCTCTCTTCTTTGCTTTCTATCTTTCCATAAGTCTAATCTTTTTTCAGATTGTGAATTATAATCTATTACATCCTCATCAAAAACAAGTTCAATATCATTCAAGGATGCCATAATTTTTGACAACGCTTGCTTAGGTTCTACACTAATTAATTCTTTATTTGTCTGAAAAGCCCCTACTATCTGTCTAAATAATACTTGGCTACTAAAAACATCTATTGCATATTCTAAATTTAAACTCTGAGCTGATGGGTCTAGAGTTGGATAGCTCTCACATACAGTCTCTACAGTTGGAAATTCCCCATACTCGTCAAAATAACTGACTACAAATTTAAAAGCATCTCCATGTTTTTGAAAATCATTATTAGAATACTTAAATTTATCTAAAGCACTTTTAGAATTCAATGCAAATACAATGCCTGATTCTATATAATCATTACTCTGCATCTATTTTTCCTCCTTTTCTGAATATATAACTCTATTATCGTCTGATATTATATAAAATACTCCTTCTTTAAGGTCTTTAATATTTTTATTAAGGTTTGTTTTAGCTTCTTCTAAAGATGTATAACTTCCTAAAGTTTGAGTTCTTTTATATTCATCATCAATATAAATAAGTATATATTTTTTATTATCTTCTGTCAAGTTCTTTTGAATTAACTTACCTTTCCTTCTAGGTTTTAAGTTCCTCAATTTTACCCTCCAATTTTTCACGCAATATATCTCTTAATTTATATGCTGATGTTTTTAAATCTTCCGAAATTTCATCCATCGTCATACCTTCGACTCTTAATATTATAAAACGCTTTTCTATGCTTGTCAAGTCCAATTCGTTGATTAATTCATCGAATTCTACATTTTCAAACGTATTAGAAGAATCTTCCATAGCTTTCAATAAATCTGAAGGGACTATCTCTAAAGTTAATGACGTTTCTAAACTAGGTTCTATTCTAATTCTTTGACCTTTAGATATTAATGTTCTAATAGTATTAACCATAGACGTATGAAGATATGTATGGAATATAACTCCTTTATCTTCTTGAAATCCTTGGGCTGCCTTAATAATGGCTATCCTAAGTTCTTGAGCAATATCATCTCTATCCATTCCTACAATAAAAGTTTTGGATAGTAGTTTCTGAATCTTAGGCTCCCATTTAATAACTAATGTATTATCTATTTCCATACTTACTCTCCTATATATTTCTTAATTTTAGGATGCCTAGCTAATAAACCAAGAGTAAGTCCTAACGATATAATCCCTATAAACACAAAAATCCAATGTATATCTGTATATCTACCTATAATAAACAAGCTTATATCTTCAAATAAGTGTGCTAAAGATATAGACCCTGAAATAATTAATAATTTTTTCACTATTCATCCTCCTTCGGTTTTGCAACCTACAGCTACTTTATCACAAGTAGAAAAAAATGTCAAGCGTTATCTCTTACGTTGACCTTTATTATAACAGGGACGTGAACAGTATATGTTATTATACCCTCTTTTGTATCTTTGTACCACTTCTCCACGTTTTAAATAGAAATCTATGGTGCAATAGGAACAGGTAACTCTAATACGGTAATATAAAAATCTACAGGGGTTGGAACATACAGGGCGTACTTTACGAATGTCCATAACTTTCCCACAAATCTCGCAATATTTAACCTTGCGTTTCTTGGGGACTATGGTGTTGAGGTTATTATTTCTTAAAACTTTGTATACATATCCTCTAGATACTCCTACTTGCTCACCTATCTCAGCATTAGGCATTAAAGGATACTTAGTCTTTAATCTAATAATCTTATTTTTAGGTTTCATGACCTATGATTCTAAGGCAATTATTCTAGCTTTTAATTCTTTAATTGCACCTATTAGAGGTGCTATCAAGTCCACATAGCTTATCTTTCTAGGATTAACAACTGTTTGTGTGTTTCCATCGTCATCTGTTACTTCAACTGTTTCAGTATCTGGTAATTTTATTATGCCTGACTTTGTTTTATCTATACTTAATCCAGTTAGTACAGTCTCAACTTCTTGAGCAACTAATCCATATCTTAATATATCTACAGCATTACCATCAGCATCTAATTTCTTAAAAGTTCGTGGTTGTAAGCTATCTATAAGGGCTAAAGAATTTGCATTAGAGAAATCAACAATATTAGTTTTGACTCTACTATCCGATGTATCAGTTAGAGTACCTGCATATGAAAGGTCACCTGCACATGAAATGTCATTAGTAGCATGAAAATCTCCACCAACTTTTAATCCACCAAGTGTCATTCCTGAATCTCCTGTACTATTAATTCCTACATAAGCATTGCCCCCCACAGAAATAGGATTACAATCAAGTGCTCTAGTTCCACCAACTATTATGTCTATATTATCAGTTCCCATTTCTACATAAGTATTAGTATCACTTACATGTTCTATATTATTATTAACATATAAATTATTAACAGTAGCATGAGCTGAACTACTATGTGTATGAATCGCTCCTTGATGGGCAGTTGCATTATTTAGATGGTCATATGCCCAATTAGATGATATTGGTTCAGCCGTTTCTCCATTAACAGGAGTATCATCTATAGCTGGCCCATTAATCGTAAGAGTACTGCTAGTAGCAGAAGTGGTTATATTAGTCCCTCCTGCAATAGTGAGGTCAACATTTCCTGATGCATCAGCAGCAGTTCCAGAATCATCAGCAGTTAGTGTTACTCCAGTAATATCTCCTGCACCTGCTGTTGCCCATCCCATAGTCGCTACAGTTCCTGTTACACTAGCTATTTCAAGTATTTGGTTAGCAGTTCCTACTGCTGGAGGGAAATGTATAGTTTGATTAGTAGTTCCAGTAGCTGCTGATTTTAATACTACAGAATTTTGAGCAGCTACACCACCACTACCATCTGAATTAGCAGTTGGATTTGTAATCTGCACTTCAGGTACTGGTGCTTTAACTTCATCTGTGCCAGCAGGGTCAATAGCTAAACCATCTAAAACTGAACTTTTTAGTAATGCCCTATTATAGACATCATCTTCACTCCCACCAGCACCCATATCAGATGCTCTAACTCTAGCTAAACTTTTAACATTAACATTGTCTTTAACAGTCTCTTCTAAACCTACCTCAAATGTATAATCCCCACTACCATCTGGATTCTGATTAGGGTCAAAATAAATTCTATTCATTTTTGGAACTTTTGTAATAGTATCTACATCTGTAGTTAAGCTACTAGTAGTACCTGATTTTATTGGATAGACATCTGCCTCATTAATTATAAGTTTTCCTGCTGTCCATGTTATAGTTTGATAACCTGTAGGAATAAATTTAGCATTCTTAGTAGCATCAATCCCCTCAAACCTTACAGGTAATGTAGAAATAGGTGGATTCTCTTCTTTAGTAGTTTTATTTTCTACTGCTGCTATAGCTTTGTTAGTTCCAGTAGTTAATACTCCCAAACCTTCTGCTTGATTAGCTGCAACTCCTGTTCCTTCGTATTGAGTATTTTGCATACCAATACCTTCGGTATATATTATTTTTTTAACAAATTGATATTCATCTACATTAGCTTGTTCATTTTTAGTACGAATATAATGACTTGCTCTAACAGGAATATAAAAACGAAGTTTATTACTACTGCCTGTATAGCCACTTAAATTACCTGTATTTAAATAGTCTATTGATATCCCTGTACTATTAGTTTGTCTACTAGTAATTGACTGTTGATTATTCCCATCATCCTCAGTAACAGCTTGAGGGTATATAGCCGTTACTGTACCATAAGCAGTTTGGTCACCATTTGAATCTATTTTAGCACACATCATTCCTGCTCTAACTCCATAATCCCATGCATCGCAAAGACCTTCTACACCATTAGTATCGTCTGCAAGTACAGCCGTTGTAGTAGTAGATGATATAGCATAAGTATCAAAATAAGTATATGGAGGTTGTATAGTTCTTACAAGACTATCTGTATGTATTGTTTGAGTACGAGCTAATGTATTGTATATCTTTCTTCGTAAAGAATCCACATCTTTAGTTTCAGTTTCATTTCCTGATATACGAAGAGGCTTTTTTATACCTAACCTCTTTTTCATTCTACCTTGTTCTGCATGATAAGTAAAAGTAGCACTACCATCATACGTTTCCATTCCAGTATTACTTCCAGATAAAGCTTCAAAATTCTTTTTTTGAGTATTTATTGTAGCATTTGTAACAGTATCAGGTTCAAAAGAAATTAACGCATAGCATGTACCAGAAATCCCATCTACATATTGAAGACGACCTACAACAACACCACTTGAAGTTTGTATAGTGCTAGCAACTGCTCCATTCGTTGATACACCATCACCTCTATATTTAGAAAGTTTAGTACCTTCCCAAGCTGAATTAGAATTTTCCTCTTTATGTTTTAACTCAGCAGATAAAGCTGTAATTTTAATTAGCTCAAATTCTAAAGCTACATTTCTATTAGAAGTTTTTCCATCAGCTTCTATTTTATGCTCTATTTTTACTACTGCTCCTGTATATAGGTCTCTTTTAGGCTTATCAAATTTATACTGAGGTAACATTTGATATTTAAGCCCTGTTTCAGTAGATAACGTATCACCATACTCAACGGTTAATCCCTTAAAATGGGCTGTATTTGAACTATATTTAGAACGAGTACCTCGTTTAAAAAAATTGAAATCTTGGGCTGCCATATGACCAGCAGTCACATAATCAGATTGTGAATCTACATAATAGTCATATCCAAAAGCATTTAACTTACTATTAGAATCATCATTTGAATGTGGTTCATTTTTTGCTATAGCATTTATAACATTTAATCCTTGTTTACCTAAAGCATCTATATTAAAATTTGTATCTATTCCATCTTTATTAAAGCTCCTAGTAGATATTTCAAACTTCTGAGGGTCATCTGTTACTATATTAGCTGTATCAACCATTAAACTAGAATGATGTGGACTACTAGCAGGGTCTCTAATTATTTTTTTAATAATTGTACTTCTATGTTCTAATCCTATTATATCAGTATCATCAGCATGATTAGCAATATTACCAAATGTACCGTTAGCTCCACGATTTAATAATGTAATAGTATCACCATTACTAGTACCACCAATAGATTTAATATCCATTTCTTCACTACCAATCTTTATTCTTTGACCTGCTGAAAATTGAGTTCCATCATCACAAGTAAAAGTAAGAGCATATATGAGAGCATTATCTGCATGTGCCACAGGAGTAGTTCCATTTCGTCCACGAACAACAGTTAAAGTACTACTAGCAATTGAACTAATAGTCATTTGTTCTGAACCAATAAGTATAGTACTTGTTACACTATCATAGGCTGCTGCAAATCTATCGACATTATCTACAATTATAGATGTCTCAGTAGAATTAATACCTCCTATTTTATAGGTTCCTGAACTAACTGAAGCACTAGTATCAACTGTGATACTGGTATTGGTGGCTCTAGCCGTTATTGTACCCCCACCAGATGCGGTTGCATCGAAAGAAAACTCTGTACCAACCATAGCATCAGTCCATGTAGTACCAGAACCAGTTATAGTACTTCCTACTTGAACTGCCGTTCCTGTTGTATAAGTTACATTAATTGCATCCACAGCTACTACTGAAGATGTTAATATGTTAGATGCTGCACCTGTTGTAGTATCTTGTAATCCTACTATAGGCACACTTTTATCATCTGTTGGTATCTCAGACAGTTCTGCAAGAGCATCTTTAGCAGTTATTTCTATTATAGGCCCATATGAAGATGCTCTCTTATCTTTATAATCATATACTCTACCTTCAAATAGAGTTACATTAGTCTCAGTTTCTATGATACGGACTCTTACAAAAGACTCAGTAGTATTACCTCCACCTGCATTATCTGGATTAAAGACTGTAGTAAGAGGGCCATACTTATTACTACCAGCACCGAAAGGAGCTAGAGCAATATTAGAAAGAGTTACCTTAGCTAATCTAGGATTTCCAATAGTATCTTCTATAGTTACATTTATTAATGCATTCTCTGAATCAACTGTATTAGCATCCGTCCAGTTACCACTAGTATTTATATATTGTAATTTACTTTTAGCCATCTTATTAGGAGTCCTGTCGTTTGGATACTACAAGCTGCATACTAAATGTATATCTATCTTCTTTTGAGGCATCTACTTGAAATCTACATTGCTGAATAGCACATTGATATACGGCTCCTCCTGTGGAATAACTATCTATTTTATAGGTTCCTGAACCAACTGTTGCAGATGTATCAACTTCAATTTCTGTGTCACTATTTCTGACTGCTATTTTACCTCCACCAGATGTAGTTGAATCAAAAGAAAACTCTCTACCAACCATAGCATCAGTCCAAGTTGTACTCCCACCACTTATAGTAATTCCTGATTGAGATGCTGTTCCTGCTGTATAAGATACATTTACAGGAAAGGATGCATCTCCCCATTCTATTTCTAAAGGATTAGCATTACTACTAAAAGTATAATTAGTAACAAAATTTTCTAAATGATTTTTATATGGTACATAATAAGTTCTTGCATCAGCATGTCCTCCAGTACCTGTTGTTCTAACATAAGAAATAGATTCCATACCTTCAAATCCTGCTGTAGTGTTACCTAAGTCTCCACCTACAGCATCTATAACCCCAGACAGGCTCACAGAAGGCCTATAGACCCCTATATCTATCAATTGTGGTGATAACTTAGGTAAAGGTATTTGTATAGGCGTTTTGGCGTAACTGATGGATATATTATCACATTTTAATGCATAACGAATTTTTGAACCTGTAGCTGCATCATGCCCACATTCTCTTAATAATACTGCTATTTCTGGTGCTGCCATTCCTTCTCCTTATACCCCCTTATTTAGTTTCATTATCAACGTCCATATCAAACTCTATTTGATTGTAGGCATTAGCATCTGCAATAACATGCTCTTGGGATTTCTCATACTTACTATTAATAACTACAGTTAAATTTCTTCCACTTGCTCCCCCCATCAAATTACTACCAGTACCTGAACCCCACCAAGTATTCGTATCTTCCATAGTAGTTAGTCCCTTCCAGCCTCTACCACCTTGTTGTGCAGCTTGTCTTTTTGCTTCGTTAGTTTTTAAAAATTTATTTATAGCCATTGTACCACCTAAATCCACAGCCGTAGATGCCCATGTCTGACCTCCAGCAGCTAAACCAGTTGCTAAGACAGTTTTACCTAATGTAGCTAAACCAGCTTTTGCACCATATTCTTTCCAGTTCTTATATGTTTCATAAGCTCCAAATCCAGCAGTTGCTACTGCTCCTAGAACAGGTATAGCTTTAGTATATTTAGCTGCCTTTCCTCCTTGCTTTACTAGTCTTGTCGCAGCACCTCTCAAAGCTTTTGCATCGTCAAGTACTGGAAGAACTGCTTTAAAACCTTTCCCTATCATAGGTATCTTAGAGAGGGCTGTAAAGAGGGGTCTTGCAAATTTTAAGACAAGATTCAGTAAAGGGTCTATTATATACTTAGTAAGAGTATTCCCTATTTTCGAAGCCCATCTTGCGATAAAATTTTTAATGCCGGTTACAGCAGGTTCAATTTTCGTCCATATCCAACCACCTAGCTGTGATATCTTATTCCAAATAGGTCTAAGAATCCAATTTTTAAGTTTAGTCCATACCGTACCAAGAACAAATTTTAGAACTTTACCACCAATTTTTAATATCTTACCAACAATACCTCCTAATAATTTAATTACTGGATAAAAAGGGCCTAATAGAAATTTAGCTAAAAGTTTAACTGCTCCTTTAATAAGATAGAAACCTAATTTACCAGTTCCAGATAACAATTTAGGAAGGAAACCTTTAAGATGTACCCACCATTTACCAATTGTAATCATATGCATACTAAGAGAACTAGCTATACCTTGCCATACTATTTGAGGTACAGATTGTATGAGTCCTTTTGCTGTCTCCCAAGCACCTTTTATTTGTTCCCATACCCATGAAGCAGAAGTTGATATAGCACTTCCTATATCTGTAATTAAATCAGTAAACCCTTGAGAGAGCCAATCAGTTAAACCCTTTTGCACATCAGCCATTTTACCCTTAACAGAATCTATTAATCTACCGGGGCCATTGAAAAGCCAATCAACTGCTGTTTCAGACCATTTAGCTATAATAGGAATCCATCCCCCCATTTTACCTATAAGAGGATATACATAAGGAATTAATGGGGCTAACATTACATCAACCATAGCACCAAAAAGCTGGAATATAACACCAATAGTACTAGTAAATATCTGAGACTGTTTTAACATAGAGGATACGCCAAAAGATATTCCAGTCTTTTTAAGAGCAGCTCCTACCAACTTAGGTAGATTCTTGAACATCTGTCCTAAATTTTCAGACTTAGGTGGGTCTTTAGGTTCTTCTATCGGAGAACCTTGTCCTGATTCAGGAGTACCTTGTCCTTGTCCTGATGAAGAAGGAGGGCCTCCTCGTCTTAATAATATATCTACTGTTGCAGTCGCCATTTATTTACGATACTCCTTAAAATTTTAGCTTACTCATACTTCTTTGTTCGTCTTCCTCTTCTTTTTGTCGGAAAGCCGAAATAATTCCTATAATAAAAGTAATTTCACCTTCTGATAAGAGCTGTATCGCCTCCCATGGTATTCCGTTTTTTAATAATTGTACTACCGTCATCCAATAAGTATATACTAAGTTTTCTATGGGGTCATTGGTAGTAGCAACCCCTCTCATATATACTAGAGCTCTTTTTTTACTGCATCAACAGTATTCTCATCAGTATCATCTGTACCAAAAGCTTTTGGAACTAAGTCTTCTAAAGCTGCTCCTATTCTTTCATCAAAAGATAATAAAAGACTTTCTGTAGTTCTTCCCCAAGGAGCATCTACAATCATCTCTTTAAGACAATCTCTAACATAAGCATCTGCACTAAATGAAGTATTACCTGCATTGTCCCAAGTCATATTTTTAGATATTAACTGGTTCCTTTTACTCCATGATAAAGCTTTAATACCTACCTCAAACGATTCTCCAGTAGCTTCTATCTCCACTATTTTTCTTTCTGGTTCATGTGAAATTAGATATTTATTATGGTCGAATGTTTTTACTATTCCTACTGCTTTACTTTTCTTTTTCTGTGTTGTCATTTTCCCTCCTTATGGGTATATTGGTTCATAATCCTCAATTTTAATCGTCATACTTCTAAATGCTATATCTAAATCTGCTTGTATAGGAGCATCATCTCCTATATTATGTGTTGCTGACCTTATAAAAGCACCTTGTTCATTACCACCTATATTAGCTGTAGCATCATCAGGAATATCTATTTCCATAGTATCATTACTAGTTCCTTCACCTGAATCTCTTATAAATTTCAAATTTAGTCCAAATCCTTTAAATCCTCCTGCTGTTGTTCTATAGTCTCCAGCTAGTAATAATTCTTTAAATACGTTTGTTGTATCTGATGTTTCATTATTTACTGAATCATCTGTAGCTACTGTAGCTGACATTGAATACTCTCTTTGACCTTCAAATATTTCTTTTGGCCCTCTACGTCCATCATATTGTTGTCCTACATAATATCTAGGTTCAGCAGTATTTCCCATAGATATACTAAAATTTAATAATCTCCCTACTTCTTTAATAGCTGTACCACCAGAACTTGCATCAGTTGTACTATCAAACATTTTAAGAGTACCCTGAGAGAAGTAATAAGGTGATGTAGTAGGTCTAGTAAAAGACCTATATCCATCAGATGAACTACTACTGTATGTTGGTCTACCTACATTACTAGTAGTTATTTCTTGCATAGCTGCATATCTAGGCATAGGTTGATTGGCTGGCATATTTGGATGAGTTTTCTGATTATGTAGCATATCTAAGAAATTAACTCCTTCCCATCCACCTGTTAATAAGCCTCCCTGTTCAGCACCTAATGTCATATTTCCTACTTTTCCACCAATATATCTTCGTTGCCATATATTAGAACCACTATCATCTAATACTGAAACATTCCATGTTAATGAAGGCAGAACTACAGCTTCTAGTATAGTGTGTTTAAATCTCTCAGTACCAGCAGTTACACCAGCAGCAGCAATTTTAAAGACATAATCATTAAGCTTATGACCAAATTGTAATGGGTAATTTAATGAAACAATCTCATTTTGTCCTGCACTAGGAATAGCTTCCATAATCTGCCTTACTTCATAATTTAAGGTATCCCCATCAGGTCTTTGAGTTCCTCCATTAGTGTAAAATTCATCATTAGGGCATGTACTAGTATTATTTCCAAATACCATATAATCTCCAGCAGCCCATGCACCACTTTGAGATTTAATATTAACTGTAATATCTCCTTTATTAGCAGTACCTTGTAGTTGTCTACTAGTTGTAGATGCAGTTACTGGTACAGTTACAACTTTACCCATAGCAAATCTAAGAGGAAATCCATTTAACATAACCATTCCAGCAAGAGAACCAGTTAAAGTCTCTTGTCCAGCATACATCTGATAGAAATTACGGTTTGTTAATCCACCTAGAATATATCTTGGTTCAAAGGCTTGTTCTGGGTCAGGGCAATCGACTGACTCATAAATTCCGGGCAACCATGTTGCAAACTTTCCAGCATTATCATCTGTTAGACTATCTGCTGAACCATCTGCTGCTATAACTTTAGCATATACACTATTGTCGGAAGCATCACTTGTAGTTGCAATATGATTAAAAGCAAAAGGAGCATCTACTGTTATAGTAGTAGAACCGAAACCTCCCACTACTCTACGAACTTCTTTAGGGCCAGTATTAGGTCGCCCAGCAACTGTTCCATGATTACCTATAATAATAAGACATTTAAGGTTCGCTCCACCAGATAAAACACTTGTAGTAAGTGCTGCTGATAATGTTACAGTTTTATCTCCAGCAGTAATAGCTAAATGTCCTAAATTTGTATCAGTTGGACTCCCACCTATATCTGCATACTCAGGATAAGCTCCTTGAGCTGCTTCAGCTCCGAAAGTCACACTCGCTTGGTCAGACCTATAAATTGCCATATTATTCCTCCATAAATTTCAGTCTATTATATTATACTATTTGTACTCTAAGTTTCTAATAAAACTGCGTTATTTACTAACTCTATATTAATTGTACCAGCCCAGATGTTAGCTTGTTCCTGAGTTAGTTCTTGAAAATTTTGAAATTGTATACGTTGAAAGCTTGTTAGACTATGCATTCTTTTATGGCATATTCTTCTAAGCTCTCTCATTAAGTCATATAATCTATTTCTATTAGTTAAAGTATAGACTTCTATCTCTATATTATACATTCTATTACCGTATTTCCAATTACCTATAGGCTGTTCTTCCATAGCTGGGTTTCCAGCTCTACCTACGAAATGGTCGTTCACATTTAAATCAAACCTCATAGGTTCATCAGCACCTGTAACTTCTACAAATGCTGGCTTTGCTGATGTACCAGAGACATTACTAAATGTCCATTGGTCTTCTAAATCAGTAAAAAATTCATTAACAGGTCTTGGTTCTGCTGGCATTTAAAATACCTCAAATGCTGTCAGGAAGTCAAGTCTATCTTCAATTTCTTCTTGCCAAGCATTTACTTTTTCACTCATACTTACTCTATCCATACCACTAACAGCTAGATTTCCAAAATCTGCACTTCTCACAACATCTATAGCTGCCATTTTTTTAGCAATCTCTTGAACTATACCACCTTGTAAGGCATCCGTATTAATATCTCTACCAGCTAAATAGGTTATCTTTATAGGCATTGTAAATTCACCACCACCCCATCTCCATACAGGAGCATTATAAGATGTAAATCTTGCTGGCAATAAGAAATATCTAGAAAATTGCACCATACCAGTAGTTGGTACAAAGAAAAAATCTTGAGTTCTACCTTGACTTTTAGAATCCCAACTAGCTCCATTCCATATTTTTAAACTTATTATTTTTTGTGGGTTTGGCATTTCTAATTTCATACCATTTAAATTAAATTCATGATACTCATCTACTACATAATTAGGTCTCCATGATTTTCTAGTATTCATATCAATATATGATTGGGCTTCATTAATATAAAACTCTACTGTTTCCTTTGTAGGTACAGTAGAAGTTGTAAAGTCTGTTCCACTTCCATCTGATGTAGTAACATTCTTTAATTGTAGCAACTCGAAGACATTCTTACTGGTAGTATAAATAGCAAAAGGTCTACATTGAATTCTTTTAATTGTAGGTTCTGTAGCTACACTAGCTGCTGTTACTCTAACCCAATATAAATTTGCACTATTTATAGTTTGAGTTGCCCAATTGACTAATAAATTGGCTGGGAATATTTCAGCTCCATCTTCAGAAAAATCGTATTGTCCTCCCTCATCATCATCTGGGTCTGTAGAAAATCTACCAGAAGCTGGAATAAATTCTACCCAAGTATCATCACTTTTACGATATTCCCAAGTTAAAGCCCCTAAACTTCCAGCCGTATCTACATCAAATATAGC